TAAGAAGGCATCGAGTTTGTTCTGCTGATTTGGATTTCATAAGAGCCGTGTCGCCATTCATATTTTGAATATTAGGATTGGCACCTGCTTCCAATAAAATCTGCGATTGTTCTGCCGATTTCGATAACATAAGGGCAGTATCACCATTTTTATTTTGAATATTAGGATTAGCACCAGCTTCAAGAAGGAGTTTTGTTAGTTCTACGTATTTCGATATTATACGGCTGCTATTCAAATCGAGACCAATGGTCATTGCTTCAACCAAAAGATTATTTGGGTTTATAGAATTTAAACAGATGAGAGCCGTATTCCCATTTTCATCTTGGATATCAGGATCAGCACCAGCTTCAAGAAATAGTCTAGTCTGTTCTATTGATCCGGAGTCAATAAGAACTGTCTTTCCACAATTATTTTTGATATTTATATTGCCGTTAGCTCCTATGAGAATTTTAGTTTTTTCGATAACATCTTTATATTTTTCCCCACTTGAAATATTTGATCGGCAGAAACATGAAAATCCACGTCGACATATTTTTGCTATAAATTTGTTATACATAAGAGCTGTATTTCCATTATTGTCAACAATATTCACATCAGCGCCATTTTTCAACATTAATTCGATCCAATTTGAATTATTGGGTAGTTGAATAAGGTGCATAAGTGCTGTTTTTCCATTAATATCTTTATTGTTAACATAAAGATGTTTATTATTTGCGGATCTGATAAATAATTTAAATCTGTCTATTTGCCCAGAAGTTATAGCATAAATAAGAGTGTTTTGTCCTAAATTGTCTTTAGAATTTAGGTCTGCGCCTACACTAATAAGAAGTCGAGTTTGATTCATAAATTTAGCTAACATAAGTGCTGTTTCACCTTTGTCATTTTTTGAATTAGGGTCGGTTCCTATATCGAGGTAATGTTTGGTACGTTCAATATTTTTTGCATATAAAAAATTGTACATTTTATACTCACAAAATATTGGTCAAATTTTCTGGCAACTGTACTTTCAAAAGAAAAAATCGCGGCAAAGTTTAAATTTTATCTGGATGTGATGTCCACTATCGATATCATAGATAGTATGGGCTGGACCCCTCTTCACTGTGTGTGTAAATCTGGGGATAGGGAGCAGGCTTTTTTATTAATCGAAAACGGTGTAGATATAGATGCGAGTGATATTGAAAATAGGACTCCACTTCACCATGCATGTCAATACGATTATTCAGATATCGTTCAGTTGTTACTCTTAAATGGAGCAAATGTAAATTCGGTGGATGTCGATGGCATTAGCGTACTACATGACGCCTGTGCACATAGTAATAATAAAGAAACTGTAGGTCTTTTAATGAGTTACGGGGCTGATATCAATATTATTAATAATGAACAAGAGACCCCTCTACACACAGCATGTTCTTGGGGAAATATAGAACCTGCAAGACTGTTGATCGAAAATGGGGCAAATATATTAGCTAATGATAGTACAGGTCTGACACCCCTTCATCATGCTAGTGTTTGTGGGTGTGAAAAGATAATACGGCTTCTTTTAGAATATGGAGCTGATTCGGAAGCAGTTGATATATATGGTAGAACTGCCCTTTTGTGTGCGTCAGACAGAAACGAAAGAGCAGTTCTTGTTTTATTAGAGGTTGGTGCAAACATATCTCACGTTGACGAAGATGGTAGGACGGCACTCCATCTTGCGAGTATGGAAGATCTACCGGATATAGTGGAACTGTTGATTAGGGCTGGGGCTGATATCGATGCAGTTGACAACAAAGGAAGAACTGCATTAGAATTGTCCATTGGACAAAAGGTGGTCCAAATATTATTAGCCGCTGAGGATAAAGAACACCCCCTTCGAAGGCATCGACCGGTCTTGGTATGAGACAGAATGCGGTGATACATTCTTTTAGTAATCAGTAAATGGTCTGTTTCTTATCTTTGGTGGATATATTGATAAATCAATGGACCACCAAAAACCGCCATTAGTGTCAATAACTTTTTGCCATGATAGGCACTTAACATAGCACCACTTGATATCAAACTAATTGTCAAAATATCTCTATAATGATTAATATTCATCTTTGCAAATTGGATAAAATAATATGAAATGAAGATATTTTCATTTTTTCGTGGTTATGGTGTCGGCGCCACACATGCATATGGACATAGTTGGGTAAGTACACCACTGCAAGCTCCAAGTACACACTGGAAATATAGTGGTCCTGTGACTACACAAGTGGCCGCACAACTTGCACCTAGTGCAGTCAAACAGACTACGCATGCCCATAGTCCGGCAAAAGCAACGCTGAATAGAGACAAGAATACTAACGCGATAATATAGTTTCGGTACATTTCGCAGATTCTTAATGTTAGATGATTTTCATAGATAATTTTCAATTTTTCTTCTGATGACATTCATCTTTACATGCGATATATGTTTAAAAAATGATGATAATATAAATGAAATATACTATGTCTGCTGAACTAATCAAAAAACTCAAATATAAACCACAGCACACCAGAAAATACTATGTCAATTGTGACGAAGTCACCGAAGACCCGAATTCTCTAGAACTTAATACCCTATTCCAATACAAAGATGACACCCATGTTATCCAAGCCACAGTTAAAAAATACCTTAATCTTCCTGAATTTAACAACGAAATCGTCATTAAAATGGCGAAATCCAATAAAACTATTGCTAAAGAGTACGATATTGGTAAAACTATTCAATATATACCTGGTTTTGTAAGATTTATCTGTATGTTCCAGTGTTATGATAACAACTCAGCTGATCGACTTCCAAGACAAATATGTCGTTCTCCTGTCAAAAATGATGAAACCAAAAAATTAGTTATCTTGATGCCATATTACCAACTTGGTTCAATTAAAAATTATCCCTGGAAAGTAGAAGAAACCCGTATTCTAAAATCACTTCTCAAACAGATTGTGGCCAGTACCTATACCGCTTTCAAAACCAAGGGATTTTTGCATAGTGATCTTCACTTGGATAATATCTTAATTACTGAAAGTGCAGACTCTATGATCATTTACGCGTTAGATATAATGATATCTACCGAAGGATATAAAATTGTAATTACAGACTTCGAATTAAGTTTTGTGGGAATCGAAAATACATTAGATAACAGAAAATTTTTCTGGGATGATCTTTTGAATATGTTTAGTCGTTTATATGAACTAAACACAATATCACCAACTAATTTGGAATCCACACTTGCTTTTCTCAGTTATGCGAGGTCCGAAAACTCTCCAATACATAAAGCCATGGAACTATTTCGTCTTATAGACGATCTGAAATTTAGAGAGCTTGATACAACTAGAATCACTCTCAAATATAATCCTGATATTTATTAGTTTAGGCTTTCAACTTCATATATACAGATTTTGTTTCTTATTTTTAGGAAAATAAGAACTCATAATGAAATGCAAAGTAAGAGAACGGTATTTTATATTACTCGTTTTTCTCTAAGAATCCCAATCTACTGAACTTAGTGAACATCTCGTGGACGATGACAATGGTGATAATGATGGAAGACTTCCATCAGAACTCCACTCAACCAAAATAGGTGATTCTATAAAGAGAGACAGTGCACGCATTCTGCGTAATAAATTCACTTTCCGGTGAGCCTGATATCGTCTTACTGCTCTTTGAATACATTCAGCAGCTTGTCTACGTTTAAGCTTTCGTGATTCATTTATTTTTTGGCGTTCTTGATATCCTCTTACGGTTCGTTGAAGACATTTAGCAGCTTCTATTCTTTCATGGTCCTCTTTTGAGGTAGATCCACCATTTTGTCGCCTAAGTTTATTAGCAAGTAATGGTTGTTGCGAGGCCGCCTTGATACAGTCATAATCCGCTCGTCCTAATGTACGCATCATTACTCGGAATGGGGTAATATCTTCGCCTGTTAAAACATCACGTAGGATTTCGATTGAGAAACCTGAAACCAATGCGGTATTACATTGAGTTGCAGTTACTGGATAGTCTTTGATCGACCCATTGACATTCCAGAAAACCAATTTAGGGACTTGATAACCGGCCTCATTAAACTCACGTTGTAAGGCTTGATAGTTGGTTTCAAATGTATCATTGCCAGTGGAGTCGAATTGCATATCAGAAATAACCAGAAGTGTTGTTGGTATCTCTTCTTGTCTTAAGCCAAACTCCTTGGCACGTGTTAGGATCATGCGGAAAGCTTTAGCAAAATCGGTTGACATTTGCCAATGGGCCTTGCGCAATTTCTGGACTCGTTCATGAAGAGTGACACCATCAACACGATAGAATTCTGGGTCACTTGAGAACGTCATCACAGTCTGGTGAAATGCCGGATCGGTATTCATTTCCGAAATCAAAAGACCGAGACTAATCGCAACATCAAGTGGGCGAACTGATTTATTAGCACAAGAGTACATTGATCCAGAGACATCTACCATAGTCAAAACTCCCGATAAATAACTGCGCTCCAAATCAGTCAACTTCTCACACATTGCTCGCCACTGGCCTTCAATCAAATCATCTGGTTCTCCACCTGTATCACCATAAGTAGTCAAATACTTTTGAGCCACTTCATGAGGATAAAGAGCACCAACATTTACCTTGGTCTCACCATTTACCAGCTTTTCCTTATATTTATCAAAACGTTCACCATCTCGTCGTGGGAAAGCCTTATCCTTTTTACCATGACGATTCATGGCAACTGATGGTACTTTAGAATATTCAACTTGATCCAGTGTTCGTTCACATAGATGAGTCTCCAAAAGATCAATATTTTTACGTAACTTGGTCAAACATTGCCGCAATTCCTTATGAGTCCAACCCATTGCTCGAGCCAATCCACGATTGAATCCATACTTACGATCCTCAGCCTTGTTTTCTGATGGGATCCACTTTGCACATAAACTAACATTACTTGGAATAATACCTAATGTAGATTCTACTTGGGCAAGATCGCGTAATAGTTGATCACCATAAAGCTTATAGACGATTTCAGGAATTTGTGGGGTGGTTGAGGCCACTAAATGAACACCATCATCCCAACGTCCAAATTTACCTAGATACCATTCCAGATTACAAACTAGATCATCTGGATGGTGATCTGTTAACCACTCTAGAGCCCATCGTCCTAGATCACGTTCACCCTTACCTCCCCGAATATTACGAATATAAGCAATCATCTTAAGTGTCAAGAGTGGTGAGACTTTCCAAGCCTTTTTCAAGAGTTTTACCAGACTCTCGCGTTCTAGGCCTCGTGAAGCATGGAAAAAAAGATTTACCAGTGCTTCTCCACTAGAGATATGACTAGGAGCACCATTCCAAGTTGAAGTTAGGACTGGAGTTTGGGTGGTGTTTCCCATAGCGCAAGTAAAAGCAGCTAACTGAGACATGGTCATTGTGTTTGTGTTTGTGTTTGTGTTTGTGTTTGTGTTTGTGTTTGTGTTTGTGTTTGTGTTTGTGTTTGAAGCCATTTGCAATCTTGTCAGATGCTATATTATTTGATAACAAAGAAAATTCTTTTCAATTTTTAATAAAACTATACCAAATATTACAAATTTCATGCTACAAATTTCATGTAATGTTATAAGTGGGGTCGGAAAAAATTTCAAAAAAACAAAATTAAGTTAGGTACTAATAATGGGAAATCGTCAATCACGTATATGTACGTGCGATACCGACCCTAGAAAATGTATGATGAGTTGCGGTAAACATAAATGTACATGTCACCGTAACCCAGATACATGTACATTTATAACAGTGGATACATCCAGAAAACCATCATATAAGATATCTGAAAATGATTTCCACCTCTGTACATGTGATCAGAATCCAGAAAAATGTAGACTTGAAGAAAACCGGCAAATGCGTGCATTCCATAAATGTATATGTTTAACCGTGATCGACGTTCAGAAATGCCGAGCCCCGGCGGGTCATAAATGTACATGTTCCCGCAATTCATGGTCATGTCGACGTTTACATAGATGTGAATGTAATCATAACCCCCTAACATGTAAGTCCAATAATTGTATATGCAGCTGTCTTCAAAATCCAGAAACGTGCAGAGCTACTATGCGAATAAAAGTTAATGGTGGTCACAATTGTTGTTGCCAGAAATTTGGTTCAGATAAATGTAAAAACGAATCAGTCCATTTATGTAGCTGCAACTTAAATAGAATGCAATGTAAATCACATCCCCTTGATGTGGTGGACAATCCCCAAATGGGGATTCCTATTATATGCAAGTAAATGGCACTTAGCCTTACTTTACTTTGGGATTCTTTTCATCTTTTATGTCTGTCGCGTTTAAGGATAATTTATAGCCCATTTTTCATTTTCCTAAAAGTGAATATCAAGTCAATTACTTCTGGAAAATTGCGATATAGATTCAAAAAAAAATTGACAAAAATATTTATATTGTTATAAATTATAATCTGTTAAGATTACATCCAGCCAACTTTTTTTTTATCTAAAATATGATAGAAGTCAAATTTGGCTAGGGATGTTTCAAGTCTGAAATTTCCTACGGAAATGGACCCGATTCGTTTCACGAATCTTGTGACAAGACTTGATCCAGCCACTTAAGAAAATAAATATATTATTTTTACCAATAGTAATTATTGGTAGAAATTCCAAGTCTGAAAAGACTTGATCCAGCTACTTAAGAAAATATACTTTAATCGATAGTAGAGTCTGAAAAGACTTGATCCAGCCACTTAAGAAAATATACTTTAATTATGTTGTAGTGTCTAGTAATCCAAGCCTGAAAAGACTTGATCCAGCCACTTGCCAAATCAATAATTGGGTGTGGTGGTCATTGTATACTTTGTATTTTTGTTTATATGTGTTAGATAGTCTTTTTCTTTTTGTATAAAGTTTTATATATTTTAGTGTAAATCATGTGTATAATTATTAGTGTAAATTATATTTGTTATTTGTAGTGTAAATTATATTTGTTGTTCATAGTGTAAATTATATTTGTTGTTCATAGTGTAAATTATATTTGTTGTTCATAGTATAAATTATATTTGTTGTTCATAGTATAAATTCTGTTTATCAACAGACTTGCGTTAGACTCCTGCTCTTTATTGGAGAGCTCCCACTAAATCGAGCTAGAGTTGACACGCGTGATTAATATGAGTAAGGCCTCCTCATTATTAATTTCTTTAGTCTGGGTTGATGATATGTAAGAATAAGATGACGGTATTTCTAGTAAGTATAGTCATCTTATTCTTTGAAACTCCATGTGTCTACTTTGCTAAAATGACCAAACCAACTAGGGTCATTAGTCCAATTGACAATCTCCTAAATAAAGTTTCGCTAATATTTTCTAAAATATGTTTACCAATGTATGTTCCTACTAATTCTCCTCCTGTTAAGGCAAGAGCTAGTGGCCAATTTTCGGGGTAAATTAATCCAAAATTCCAATAACTGAAAAGTCTTACCAATCCCGTTAAAAAAGAGGTTGCAGTTTTAGTGGCAATTAGCGCATTTCGATCGACACCATAGTTGAAATAGAATGGATTTTCAATAGGTCCTGTTGCACCTATTAGAGCACTTAAGTACGAAGAGATAAAACCTAATGGACCGAACCACTCTAGACGCATTGGAAATGAACGTTCTTGTGGATTTATAATACCATACTGTAGTGGCGCGCTTAACAAAAAGAGAGCCACTATGTATTTTAACCAAGTTGGATCAACTAAAGCGAGAGACCAGGCTCCTAATAAAGTACCAATTAAGGCAAATGGAACATAATATGCAACTATTTGCCAATTGATATTTTCCCAAAATAGATAGAGTCTATATGGTCGAACCACTGTTTCACTAAAGTTGATTAAACTGGGAATGGCTTTTGACTTTATTAATAAATTTAGCATTCCCAATACCAGTAAAGATCCTCCACCACCAGCTAATAAAGAAATGGTATAGGCAATAGCTCCGGCCAAAAAAAGTAATGGTAAATAGGGCCCACTATCACTATTTAGGTTAAGCATTTCACTATATTATGTAAAATGGATCTGTTAGAATTCTACTCTAAGATATTATTATAACTATGGATGAAATAGAAAAATTAGTCACAGAACTCATTGAAGAAGATACTCCAGCACAACTTAAGTTGATGGGTCTATCTACAACTTTAACACCACAACAAACTCTTTGGAGGGCCATGACTTCCAAACAGGTTAGAAGAATTATAAATCGAGTTCCCAAAACAGAAAGTTTTAGTAGCAGTCGTGTTATCGCCGAGGAATATATAGGTCCCCAAGAAGATGGAAGTATCGCAACTCTCTATCGCGGTCATGTTGTTAGACCGAATCAGCTTTTTAAAATGGATAAATATGGTGTCCAGTACTTAACCAAGAGAGCTTTTGAGACACTAGAGGCTCTGAGATATACTCTGTCTCCGCGAAAGAACGGTCTCGAAAGCAAAGCTTTCAATGCTGAACGTCTCAATTGTCTAACCTTTATCTTTCGTATGATTATGGCAACAGGGTGTGGTCTAACAAATCATGAACTTCACGAAAAAATCTTTCGGCGATTGGGATTTGAATATGATTATGACATCATTCTTGGAACTAATCCCAAGAATCCTAGTGCCCCAAATTTAGCACTTTATCGTGAAATTAAAAAATGGATCGGACAGCAAATTGATGATTGTGTTCGACACTCGTATTATTGGGTCGATAGTCCACTAATCAATGATTACATAACGCGCAGTGGACAACGTTACCGTTTCACTTTACCTGGAATGTTAAAACCTTTAGGTATCGATGGTGTGGTCTTTTATTTCGATGATGATGGCGAAGAAATTATGATCTTTTCTGGCCCTGAAAATCCTATTAATATAACGCCACAACTTTTTTAGAACCCTGTATTTTCAATAAGATTTGTGAAAGGCAGGATCACTTATTTCTATTTTTGGGCCCTGATGGATTAGTTTCTGTCTGTTATTGGACCGATAAAAATCATGTTCACCAAAAAACCATTGATGAAACTGCTCCCAAGTTTGAAGGTTTAAACGTTTGATCTGGCTTTTAACAAACTCAAGACTAATTTTCTCTTTTACTCGTCTCGCATCAATAATTTCCATAGTTGACGGATCATAATTATCATCAGGAATTACCCAATAGTCTAATTGATAGTTTTTTTCAGATTCAAAACTAGGCAAAGAGAATACCCAGTCAAATATTAATCTGACTCTTTCATAGTGAAACTCATTTACCACAATCAACATTTTTCGCCAGTTTCGTGGTTCACAGTGAATCGCTCGCAAAAAGAAAGCGTTTCCTACTGTATCATAACTGGAACACTCCTCATAAATATTTACTGTTACGTTCTCATCTGATGCTAAAATCTCCCGTAAATAAAGATTCATTGCACTGGCCTCAGTAATAGGATGTCCGTTTTTATCAAGTATCGGTTTAACATGATAAGTTCCGGCTGATAGAGTGATAATAGGTATAGAGTGGGTAACTCGACATTCCGATTCAATATAATATTTTGCCAGTTGGTCTAACTTATTTCTAATCCAAATAGGTAATGAGCCAGTTATATTGGTTGGATCCCTAGGACCTCCAGCCCCTGGTACAATAACAGCATCAAAATCACACAGATTCATCTTTTACTAATTTTATAACGAAAAATAGTTCTAAGTTGCTACAATATCGAATGTCTGATAAAGAAAAAAATTTCGGGCTTCCTAAAAAATTATTGCCAATTCAAATGTCAGAACCAGAAAATAATGATTCGATGCCATCTAACCCAACCACTGTTCTTAGTCAATTTAGAGGAAATCTAGACAAAGTTAAATTACCGTATGACCCCGGAATGGGAAAATTTGGTGTATTTTCTCTAGATTCTATCAAAAATGACAACGACTTACTAAGATATATTAATAGTTATCTTAGTTTCTATTATCTAACAATCAGTAGAGCTCACTTATTTCAACGTTTAACAACACCCGAACAATGTTTGCGTTTTCTGACTAGAAGGCCTAGTTGTGAAGCAATTGGGCGAACTCCTAATCAGGATGTTCCACACCCCAGTTATCGAGACTGAAAAACATACGCAAAAACAATAAAAGAACAAAGCTATTCAAAATATAAGGCACAATCTCAGCAAGAATTGCTGATGTGAACACAAAACTAGAAAGACTCGTTCTGGGTAGGCTCCGGGTCTGTGATTTTACAAGGTTTTTGGAGCTTTCCCATAAGAAATGGATCCAATTCAAGCAAGCTTTACTTGCGGGTGGCTCATATTCTTGCATGATATGAATCTAGTTTATAATGATTATGAATAGTTTTGGTCTTTTGTCAAATCATATCCCAGAGAACAATATTTCCAAGTCCAAATCAATCTTTGCTTTATTAATCTCATTACTATTGTTAGAGTTGTTGACGTGACATTTGATATTTGGCGACCTTTCCTTATACCACCGACGATAGCAAATCATTCCCGGTTGACAATGTGTTTTGCAAAACCTTTCCCATTTACGGGAACTACCATTTGGTGGCCACCGATAACTAGGTTGTTTACGGCAAGACTCGTGATCACAACGTCGATTTTTTATATCGACCATTCCATCTGATTTGTGTGTCACACAATATAATGGACGTGGTTCATCTTCATAATTGAAACACGGTTCAATACAACAACCG